GTGCTGACAAACTCCCAGAATTGGTTTTTTCTGTAAAGATTATCACCACATTTCTTGAGTTCTTCGATATAGTTCATGCGAAGCGAAGCAGGTGTCATAACAATTATCTGTTTATCTGTTTTCATACCTTCGGCAATAGCAACAGACGAGCAAGTTTTACCTGACCCGAGCCCGTGATACAATAATAATCCACGATAAGGAGTATAGAGATTTATGTAATCCCTGACAATTTTTTGATGAGGCATCGCCTCGAACTTAGTATCATCTGATTGGGTACATGATGCTTTTCCTGCTTCAGAACGTAACTCCTCTTTGTATGGACCAAATAATGATGACATAAAATTCACAAATATTTCACGATTATTCATATAATATGATGAAGCCTTTACTGAAACATCTGGGTCTTTTCTTCCACGTCGGTTGCCTAATACTTCGTCGCCGATTTTTAACATGGATGTTGGGCCTTCCATAATAATGCCTATTGGTTTTTTCGTTTTTCGCTTAATAGTAATTTTTTTACTAGGAGATTTATCGTCGGCGGGCTTCGCATCATCGGGCTTCGCAACGGTGGTCTTTGCGTCAGCGGGCTTCGCATCATCGGGCTTCGCATCATCGGGCTTCGCATCATCGGGCTTCGCAACGGTGGTCTTTGCTGCGACAAGTTTAAGCCGCTTTTTTTGTTTTTTAGGCACAATAATCGTTTCCTGTACGACTGGCATTGGTTCTATGGGTTTATCTTTTTTAGTGACCTCTTTAGATACAATACTTTTCATAAATTTATCTCTATCGATGCCAGCAGTTTTTGTCATATCAACTACTTTCGTGCGTATAGTTACATCTTCCTTCTTCGTGGGCACCTGAACCATTATTCCGACTGATTCTCGTATTTTAGGTTGTTTTTTTACTTTGAGTTTAGCTAAAAGAGCCGCTGACATCTATAGAATTAATACATAAAAAAGTTTTATATATTAATTTATAATGGAAAGAATGATATCAGATACTGATATAACAATTTCAAATTCTGCAAAAGAACGTCTTCTAAAGAGATTGAACGAAAGCGAAGATAAAACACGACACTTCTTGCGTGAAGGCACGTCTTTACCTTTCGGAATTACATTTAGTTCTTTTCTTTCTAAGGGGGAGGGTGAGGAGAAGGAGAAGGAAGAAGTTGAAGAGCCCGCTCACAAGCAATCTGTTCAGCCTTCTTCTTGATTTTGTGGACTCCTGAACCGAGTAAAATAAAAATAGTACCACTCTTTTCCGTTCCTTTGTGTGTCTCAATCATATCCACGAGTTCGTCCTTTTTCTTACCGGAATAGCCCTTGATGCCAAGTTCTCTACACAATTCCTTTAGCTCCTCGTTTTTCTTATCTGCGACATTCGTCTTAGGTTTTTTGACAAGCGCCTCTTGTATGCTGGCAAAACTTCCGTACTTGCTGAATGGTTCGGCATTGGCACATTTAACTTCGTGAATAGCTTGTCCTAGACACAAATATACACCCATCTCGTAGCCTGATTCAAGATCACGAGATATTTCGATATAGTCTGGTGTCACCTGAAATTCTTTTTGAACCTTTACCTGCAATATATTTTTGAAATTGTCATTCGTTTTGATTAGTTGGACCCAATCCACGTGTTCTTCAAGTATTTTTTCAACGAAAATTTGCGCCATTTGAAACCCAGGACCAGTAACGAAAACATTTTGAAACCATCCATGCTCGTCTTTGACCGAAATTTTATTGAAATCCAAAAATAACGCTCCGAGAAATGCCTCAAATAGACAACCGAGTTTTTTCAAATTCGTTCGCGTCTTCTTCTCTTCAGCATTTTTAGACATTAGAAGCCATTTATTAATTCTCATTTCATATGCCAACTTGCCAATATGTTCGTTCTTTACGATAGCGATTTTCTTCTCAGTCATGAATCCTTCATCAGCTTTTGGAAAGCGACGATACAGATAATATTTAGTAATTAATTCCAATACACCGTCACCTATAAATTCAAGACGTTCATTGGATTTTGTCTTTAGGGGTAAACAGTTATGCGGTCGGTCTACGATTGTCACATTAGCTTCCTTATTCTCCATTGCTGGACGTTTAGTATAAGACCTATGGACGAATGCCCTCTTATAAAGTTCGATATTATTCACTTTAGCAGTAATGCCGTATTTATTCAGAATAGATTGAACCTCGTTCAATGTAATCTCTCTATTTCCTGGATTAAATGGATCGAACACAAGTCCGCCATCTGTCTTTACAACGTCGTCATCCTGAATTATTGATTTTAACTCATCTTTATCCATATCTATATCTATATAATGTGGAGGATTTAAGTAATTTTAAAATATATTTAGCGAGAATTTTTAAAAAAATATATGGATACTATATAAAATGCCAAACATGGGTCTCTCAAAACGCGCGCGCAATGTCGCCTCAATCTCTAATAGAACGACGATTTACGGTATAATGGGTGGTGTCGCACCACGCAGCCGCATCGCCGCTAACCAGTCGGCCATGCGCAATAAAGCCCGAAACCATCAGACGATTCCGCTTGCGCCTGTACCGGGTCTTGCTTACATGAAGGGAGACAATCCTTCAGGACGCTACATGCTCTCACGCAATCCCCAGTGCTCTGGTGGTGTAGGCAGAACCTCAGGGTCTCGCTACGGTATGTGCTTTGCTGTCTAAATTTCGTCTTATATAATATTTTATTTATGTAGTATATAAGATGCCACAACGAAACGGACCCAGAAGCCACAGAGGACGATCAGCAATAGCCAGAAAGGTTCTTATGAGTGCCGGTAGCAGTAACGCAATGATGTCGCAGAAATTATTTACTGCCTCAGACGGAACCGTCCACAAAGGATACTTCGGTGGTATGAAGAAAGGAGGTTCTGCGCCATCCGCAACAGGGTTTATGATTCCATCTGGACGTCGTAATCTCATTGCCGCCCCAGCACTCAAATCTAACTTTTTGTTCCGATTCAAGACAAATCCTGGAGGCTCACCGTATGGATTCGGACCTCATGCTTAAGATATTATGCGTTAAATGGTTTAATAAGTGCTTTACAATTTATAAAAATGCTTATTAAACTCGATTACAGAGAGACTGATTTGAAAATATCATGTATCCAGGCACTCCTACAAGGAAATTATGGCGATACGATAACTCTGAAAAATGAAAATTTACCTATTGGAGATATAATAATTTATGATGACGATGGAACTGAGAAAATCATTATTGAGAGAAAATGCTTGAACGACTTGGCTGCGAGTATTGGAGATGGACGATACGAAGAACAAGGATTTAGACTGAATCAATGTAGTTTGCATAACCACAACATTTACTATCTCATAGAGGGAGATTTCAAATACTACAAACCCAATGTTGGTCGCAAGGACAAGAAGACGCTCATATCCTCAATGGTGTCTATGAGCTACTTTAAAGGATTTTCTCTCCATAAAACCAATAGCACACAAGAATCGGCTGAGTGGATCGTCCAATTCGCGGACAAGTTAAGACGTGAAAAGAGTAAGGGCAATGATAAATCATTTTATATGGGAGGTTCAGAGGGCACGACGAACAACTACAGCGCTGTGGTAAGCAAACGAGTAAAAAAGGATAATATAACAACTGAAAATATTGGTGAGATCATGCTTGCACAGATTCCAGGAGTAAGCAACGTATCAGCAATTGCTATAATGAAAGAATTCAAGTCTATTAAGAATCTTATTGAAAACTTAGAGTGTAACCAACATGCTCTATCAAATATCACAACTACAATAAAAAATGGAAAAGAACGAAAATTAAATAAAACATGTACTTCAAATATTTATAACTTTCTTGTTGCAAATGCTACAGATTGTGTCCCTGTCAATACTCAAAGTAGCATATGAATAATTTTAGTAACATATATTATACGATGGGAAATGCTAAAATCGCCAGTTTATCTGTTTTGGCTGGAGCAACGGTGAGTATAGTCTTACTCGCCGTGGCCGCCGTGCTTGACAATTACATGGATGCTAAAGTCTCCAATATGATATCTTTATTAATAGGTATGAGTGTTAACTTCTTCCTACAACAGATGATATTCGTGGAAGGACATAAAACCGATACTACAAAGCAAATGATTAGATATGCTATAGCAGACATATTAATACTGGGTTCAAACCAGCTATCTATGAATTATCTTATAGATAATGAAGATGAATACAAGAAGTACTTACCAGAAAACTTTCAAGAATATTACAACACGATATGCCGGATGATTGTTGGTGGTATCATTTGGATTCTTTTCTCATTTCCTTTGAGGAGATTCTGGGTATTCAAAAAGAAATAAAAAGATTTATAATTCTGGCAGCATATATTATAGGATGAATTCAGATAATATATACAAGTATTTAGGGCTTGCGGTTATAGCAGTATTCGTGTTATACATAGTTCTCAAAAGCATGAAATTTCAGGCCAATATAATCGAAGGAATGGCGACAGCAGCTGCTGGAACAACCAGTACGGATAATCTACCATCATCTGTCAAAAGTAATACTGATACCATAGAGGATGCTTTAACGATCACAAAATATAGGCGAGTATATGAGGATACTCTTATAAATCTCGAAACCAGCGCAAGTGTCTCTATGCTTTCCGCTATTACTAAGAATGCTGAAACGATATCAAAAGACCCAACGTCGGTGGAGTCACAAAAAATAATAACGAGTATTAATAATCTTAAGGCATTTAAAGATTCTTTGAATGATACTATGACAGCCTTAGATAAATTATAAATAAAGCTGTTAAACATTTTATAACATTTCATAATATATCAGGATATGACCGAAAGCATTTTAGAAATAACTGGCACTAATATCAACGCTCCAATTATAGAAGATGATAACCAAATTATAGACATAGAAGTTCCGGTAACGCCTCGCGGAGCTTATAGATCAACAAATAATCTTATTGACGTGCAAACAAGTCAAACGGTCGATGAAAATGAAATAAAGGAACAAAAATACGAGGCTCAAAATAAAGCCCTAATCATAATATCCAGAACAACGCGGGCCATGGGAGATGCTTTGTCTCATACTTTTATTCTAAGTTTATTTGAGACTATATTCTTTTGGACGTATATATCCGTTCAGGAGGATAAGGCTTTAAGGAGAAATTTATTTCAGTTGCAGAATATCGTTACTGAACTGTGTAAGGAGTATGATATAGCTTCTTCTATTAGTATTAAAGATTTAGTGAAGGTCGATTCAAGGGCAAGAGATGAACACAACCAGGGGCTGTTAAATACATCCATATTTCTATGTATATCGCTTTTGGTCGGTATGTTGTCAGGAACATTCATCACCGCCCTCATACCAAAAGATGAAAAAGATAATTTATGTAAAAAAAAAATAGGAATTGATGGTTTCAAGAAGCGATGGGTCTTTGAGACGATAAGGTCACTATCAACGAGTATTCTCCCTATTGCTACGATAAGTATTTATGAAATTATGTTTTTCCAGACCGTCGTTAAACTATACATTCCTATTTCCACAGAAGAAGTGTATATCGATTTATTTGATAAATGTTTTTAAATATCTTAAATAATATACACTATTATTTATGATGCTATTCTGCCATAATTCGGCAAATATAATTAATGTCTTTACTGTTGCGATTTCTCTGTTCATAGCAGTGAATAATCTTATATTCTGGATCGAACACCTGAAGTACAATAAAAAAGCGAAAGAACTATTCGGTGTTGACGAAATGACGAACACATATATAGGAACGGGGATACGAACGCGTATTCCAGTCAAATACAAGCGAATCGTATTCATAATAACTGGTTTCGATTCTTTCGCTTCAGACTTCGACCTTTTGGTCGACAGATTGCCCTCTGATGTATTAACGATTTGTCCAAGAGCATACGGATGGGATTTTAATGATTTGCACTTCTTGAGGAACGCCAAATGGAACGAGATATATATCTATTATGAGGATATTTTTAAAATATTACATACGATGACCGAGAGCATCGATATTGTAGCGCATTCGAACGGGTGTAATATCGCAGCCCTATTGGCAAGTAGGCATAAGATTAATAAGCTTTTCCTGCTCGCCCCCAACTTCTCCAATAGTTTTCCTATTTGCTTCTTGAAGTTTGTCTTTCTGTCGGTTCTTGAAAAACCGCTTGAGTTCTTGTTTCCAATACTGCCGTTCGTGCAAGAAGGGTCAATGATCTGCAATAAATGGAAAGGGAAGAAACCAACATCTTATATGAATCTCGATAGAATGCCTCAGGCACGCTGGTTGAAGCGAACGGCTGTACCATTTCGTGCGGTAGTGCAGCAATGGAGGCTCCAGAACTCAGCATCCAAGAGTGGAATATGGCAGGCTGAACAAGTCTATCTGGTTCAGGACGAGAAGGATGCTGTTGTTGGTCCACCCAATAAGCAAATTGAGCTTATCAAAAAACATATCTTTACCGATGGAAAACTTCATATAAAAATCGGACCGAACTTGACACACGACATGATAAAGATGGGAACAATCAACTCGTGGTTAAGAGATAAACTTATGGAAACCGATTAATATATTCAAATTAGAGAGAATGTATTAATATAATTATGCGACTTTGTTTGTAACTTGGTCTATTGGACATTACTCAAGCACTTTACACTACGATCATATTGTTCAAAACAAACACCATCATAAGCTTTATTTATGTTGCCGGCACCATTTCTTGCTCGGTTTATGTTAGTCTTCAAACGCATACCATAGAATTTAGTACCAGAAGGCACAAACCCTTGTTTTACGTTCCCTCCTCCAGATATCTTTTTGTTGTTTTGGTCTAAAAGTGTTAGTTTTGAACTCATATTTATATATTCTAATTATATAAATATTTGAAATACATTAATATATTTAATTCTGGACCTGGATCGAAACCTCATCTCCTTCATAATATCCCGAATCTACTAATGATTGTGTGTAGTCAATTCCACCCCAGTTAGTATCCATAGGATTGTCACTCACTTTACTGCCGCTTTCGTGAAACATTTTGTCTAGTGGCGTTGTGGATCCAATATCCTGATTTTCGCCATCAAATCCTGGATAGCTATTTTTATTGTATGGTGGGTCATTTCTTGTTGCGTCTGTGAGTTTTGTAGTGGGAACTACAGGAACGGCGTCGGCGAGTCCGCCTTGTATGATGTAGTCAGGAAGTCCACCCTGTAGATTAGTGGGACTTGGACGCCCTTTAAGGACTGGATTTCCTTGTGCGTCATAGGATTCCTGAAGATACAATACAGGGCATCTTATTCCTTGGCTGCGTTGCCAATCCATGAATTGTACATAGTCATCTAGATTATTGAAGCGAAGAGGATTCACGCCAGGCACTTTAGCTAATTTTGAATTATAGAGGAAAAAAGCACTGCCCTTTTGTATTAAAATATTGGGACATCTGGCATGAAATTTATTATCAAAGCCTTCAACATTATTATACTTTGTGACAACACACAAACCTAAAATAAATACTGCTATAATAATTGCTAGTTTATACATATATAGTTAATTTAGAAATTAATATGCTTGTGTGATGTGATAAAATATTGTCTAAACAAGTAATATATGAAGTTTGTAAGTATCGCCCCCGATGGAGCGGTTATGTTCGACAGCATGGTTAGCGAGAAACCTGCGTTTGTCAAATTCTATCATCCCGAATGCGGTCACTGCAGAAGTATGGCGCCGGAATGGGATGCGTTGAAAGACGAATTGAACGGATCCACTCTCGGTGCCAACGTGATCGAAGTGCATGCAGACGCCATATCCGATATTAAGAGCAATTGTGCGCGAAATATTGAAGGATTTCCTACACTTATGATGGTCGGGAAGGGCGGAGAAACTACAACTGCGTATAATGGAGAACGCACACGCAAACATTTGGCCGACTTTATGAAAAAAAATGTTCCAAAGTCTGGAGGACGGAAATCTAGAAGGAGAATGAGAAAAATGAAAAAACGGAAAACGCGGACTCGTAGAAAACATGTCAGAAAAACGGGCAAACGAAAGAACAAACGCCGTAAGACTCGGAAATAATTCAATATTTTTAATCAATAAATATTGAACTCTCATCAGTTACTAAATACATATCCTCCAAAAGCTATGGTTACTAAACCGATAATTTTTTTCAAAGTCAGTTCATGACGCATGAACGTGTAAACTCCGATGGCGCTGATGAGTATGGTTACCGCATAATCGTAGAGCTGAAATTTCCCTATATCGTGGTGTTGAATAATCGCTGTTCCTGCTAAACCTACACCGGTGCCGATGATTCCAAGAATAATCTGAATAGAATATTCATAAGGTGTCATATTCCGCATATCCTTGATTACTCTCCCAATTCTCTCCTTATCAACTGATAAACTACCGATCAACAGAGTTGTAAAGACAACTACCGCTTCAATAATTGTCAGCGTGAGCGGACTGTATTTTGTTCCAAGTGTCTTTTCAATATAAGGGTAGAACCAACCTAAAAGAGATGTTAGAGAGAGAAATGTAAATAGCGTGAGATCACTTTTAAGAACTTCATCAGATATCATTATATAAAGGTGTGAAAAATCTACCGATATATAACATATTATCTACCACCATCCGCCTCCGCCTCCACCTCCACACCACTGACAGTCATTGGCGAATATACAATCATCGCGTCCCATGCCTGGATACTGACATCCCCAAGTTCCGTTACCGGTGCTCGTACATCCGTTCTTACATGTGCCATAAAATCCAGGATACCAACTATTTGGCCAATAAGATCTCCTCGGTCCATAGCCACGTCCATAGCCATAGCCACGTCCATATCCGTATCCACGTCCCATGCCCATCCAACGACGCCCGCCTCGCCGTCCACCCCCACCATGTCGCCCGCCCCCACCACGTCCGCCACGTCCACCACGTCCGCCATGTCCGCCTCCAAAACCTTCAGCACCGCTTCCTACCACAGCTAACAGTATTATAACAACCAACCCAATTATCAATCCGGTATGTTTCATATTATGAATAATGTTGAGATAATTATTATTTGGTATAAAAATTGAATTAAATATAATACGAGAACAAAGTATAGATAAAACATGCATGATTCATTTAGGTTGCTTGCCTTTAATCCCTATGACGATATTACGTCAAGTGAGGACTCAGATAAAAATGAAAAAGAATTTGTCATTCAGATGTTTGGCATAAATGAGAAAGGAGAAACCGCGTCGATATTTGTAATAGGTTATACACCATTCTTCTATGTAAAGATTGGAAACAACTGGAATAGTAGCGATGAAAAGGCTTTTGTATCCCAAATGTCCGAAGATATGGGTAAATATTGTGCGAATACAATCGTACATACTAAAATTATAAATCGTAAAAAACTTTATGGCTTTGATGGTGGAAAAGAGCACAAGTTCTTACTCGTAAAATTCAAGAACGAAGCGGCTATGAGAAAGGCGAAAAATTTATGGTATTTATCTGGAACCTCACACACAGGAGAATATACACGAGTTCTTCAACCAGGAGGATACGAATACAATGGTG